CTCATTGTAATGAGCTCTGAGGTCAGCAAGCGAATTATGCGAATCGAAGACGTTGCCGGTAACATGAAGGTCGCCGTTATGCGTCCAGCTTGGCGCCTTGCTCTCGATCGACCCATCGTTATGCAGCTTCAGAAAGCTGCCGCTTTGATGCATCAGCCACAGCTCTCCCACGGGCGCACCCGGCGGCGTCGCGGTCGTCGACCATAGCCGCCCAACAATAATCCCATGCTCCGACTCGCCTTCCTGGCACAACACCAGAACCTGATCGCCGGCCGAAGGCGGGCAGGCGAGCCCCCAACCCGCGCCAATCCAGGGCGAAGCAATCGGCAGCCAGCCAGAAAGCACCCCCTCCGGCTGAATAATCACGCGCGCCGTATAGGTCGCTGGGTCCACCGAACTCACCGTCGCCAACCGCGGCTGCGCCCAGCCCTGGTCGATCTGTGATGCATGTGCCTTGAAGAGATTTAGAAATCCGTCCATGGCGGGAACCTGGCTTCCACTGTCTGAGAAAATCCATGCTCAAAGGAAATGAAGCGTTCGACGGACGTGATCATGTAAAGCCCGTCAAAATCTGTCCCCGTATCGGTGATAGTCAAAGATCCACGCGGACATGTTGTCAGGTCGCCGGGCATATCGATATGAACCACGCGCCCTTGCTGAGCCATCAGAGAAACAATGCGGCTTGCAAGATTTTGCGCAGCATCCGCAGTCATGTTTGGTCTGACAACCACGTAGCTCGCAGCGTCTCCGCTGTAGCCACTGGTCGTCGCAGTCTGCGAGATGCTTTGCGTGCCCCTGCAGTCCCAACTCTTCACCGCAACGCTCAGCCCTGCGGTCAAGGCAACAGAACGTTCAAGCCTCATGGAGATGCAATCGCTCGGCATCAGCAGGATCGGGTCCGAATTAGCGCCCAGCGGAGCAAAATTCAGTGTCTGCCCGTCCACCCAGACATCGAAATTCTCCAATTCAGCCAGCCTGACAAGCAGGTCCCATTCGGTACTGGAACGGGCATGCTGATCCAGTGTTGAACGCACATGGTCATTTTGGAAATTCCGCCCGACCAGAGCCGTCGTTGGCGTGACCATCGGAACGAGTCCGTGGCGCAGCGCTAGCGTCGTTGCAATATCGCTTGAAGTCTGGTTTTCAAAACTTTCCTGCGTGCGCGCCTCTATAAAGCTGGCTGTCAGATCGCGCCCATCAACCACCACCTCATCCCGAGCGGGGTCTACCGCAATGCGGTCGACTGGCCCGAGAATCATGCTCTCCCAGGCACCATCCAATGCTAACCGTATCTCAAGCTGGATCTGATCAGCGGCCCAAACGTCGTAACCGGATGCGGTCAGCGAAGCACGGACGCGATAGCGGTTCGCCGACTGATACGAATTGCTGTCAACCTCTACATCAAGAATTCCTGGCACCGGGGACCCATCTGCCAAAACCAGTATGCTCGGCGTGCGAACATTACTGCTTCCCAACACCGCCTCCCGCCGAGGCATCCACATCCGGCAAAGTCAACGCCTGCAGGCCGTCCAGCCAGGGATCGCTGATGCCATTCAGCTGCGCGATCCTGACCCATTGCGTGGCATCCTGCAGATACTGCGCCGCGATCTGAAAGAGAGTCCCTCCATTCACGATGATGACCTGCATCAGGTCCCCGCGCCGTCCAGATTGTTGATGGACCGTTCAACATAGCCGCGGGCCGCACAAAGCTGTGCCAGGCTGCCGGATGCGCTCACCAGCGTAGCCAGGCTGCTGGATGTCAGATTTGACTGGGCGACCTGTATGTTTGCATCGATGCCTTGCGCGGTATTTGCCAGCGCGACCGACGCCGATGTGTAACTCGCATCGCCTTGTGTTAACGCATTCGGCGCGGATGTCGCAGCCAGCGCTCCGGACACATCGTAGTAAGCGGACGCAGATGTCAAGTCACCCAGAATGGCGTCCGCGACATCAGGTACGAACTCTGAAATACTCTGCGCCTGATCCGCCATGACTGTGCAGGTAATTTTGTACGGTATCCACCAGGGGTTACAGAAATCCATGCTCAGTGATTCGATCAGAACAGTGTAGCAGAATTCGTCCCAGGTCAGGTTGAGCGGGTCGCCCTCAACCCGCATGGCATCGAGCACGCGTGCTCGATCTCCAGCGTTGCTGCCTGAGAAAACGCCTGACCATGTCACATCCGCATCATCTCGTCCCATCACGTCTATCACGCGCGTTCCGCCGATCAACTTGTGCACGGCGAGTTTCTGCGCACCGCCGAACGAAATCTCTCCAGGGACCTCGAAATCCGTAAACTCGAAGCTGCCAAGTATGAGAAGCGCCATCATCCCCCCACAGTCACGCCAGGCAGCAAACGCCCACGCTTCGCATCGAAGCCGGTCGGGCCGGCGTCTGCTCGCTCCACCTCCCGCCTAAGGAACCGCGACACCCATCGACCCACCAGCGCGCCGTCCAGAAACACATCGCCTCCAGCTGCTCCCTGTGCATGTCCGCGTTCCTGCGGTGCCACAGACTGCGGCGCGGACTCAGCCTGCGGTAGCGCCCCCGTCACGACAGTGTGGAACCTGGTCGATGACGAGTACCACGCTGCCCGCAGGGGCTCATCCAAGCGCGGGTCGCGCAAGGAAATCGGATCCTGCTGCGGCTCGGGGTCCCGGTATGTGTTCGGTGCAACGGGTGTATCCACCCGAGGGCTTGCAAACGTCGCTCTGTCGCCCGCCCGATAAGGTTTTCCCTCGACGTCGGTCGAAGAGTCTTGCGCCACGGCGTCTTCGCTTTGCGCTGGCCTGGGCACCCAATCGTCCAAGACGGTCTGCTGCAAAGACCCAGCATTGAAAATGGTCGGATTGTTCTGCGCCAGCGAGATGGTGTGAATTGCACCGTTTTCCGCCATCACCGCCGGCGGGACAGCCGGCAGCACGTCCGTCTTTTGATCGGGTGTAGCCGCAGGCAGAGGGGCTGGAGAAGCCCATACCGGCTGCTCTGCTTCGCCTGCAACGGGAAGACTCTGGACGTCTGGCCGGGACGCGGGCGCAGCGAACTCCGCCTGCGGCGCCCGGTCTGTAAGCTCATCCGTCGACGCGGCAAAATCTATCTTCTGCGATTGCGTAATCTCCTGCGGGAGGATTGGCGCCACATGATCGTTCCGTCCCAAGGCCGGCTCATCCCGCGGCGAGGGCACCGCGTCCACCGGCGCGGCCGCTATACCCTCCCGCGTCGTCTCGGTGGAGACCCGCTCCACAACCCGGCTGATTTCGATTCTGTCAGGCGCATGAAGAACCGGCGCATCACTGGGCTCGGTTTGTACAGGTCGAGAGATGTCGGCAAGCCTCGGTGCTGCTTCCGCAAGGTCCGGTTGAGCAATGCGCGGCTCCGCCTTTTTCTGCACCTTTCCCTGGGCGGGCTGAAAACCCACCAACGATATCGCCCGGGCACCCGCCTCGCGCAGCGCACGAACCGAAAGGCCATTGGCATTCACCGCTTTCTCAAGCGCCTCCACGTTCCGTTGTGCCTGAGCGATGCTCTCCGACACACCATCCCGCAAAGCGAGCGTAACACCTATCTCAAATGCCTCGATCAAACCCAGGTGTCCTGCAGTTTGGCAACAATGGTATGGAGCAGTGCCTGGGTGGCATCACGAGCGATGCCCTCCATCGGCGCCTTTGGTGGCGAACACGGCGTTCCGACTTCGGCATCCCGTACCGCGCCAGAGCGGCTTGCGATCACAACCCGTTCCCCGTCGATCAAAACACTCACCTCATGTGGCAAGCCGCGGCCGAAAAGTCCTGTCCGCATTGCCTCCGCCAAACGGTCACCCGCTGCAAGCAGAGCGTCACTCAAGCTCTCGTCCAACGCCGTGTGCTCCAGTCGAAATCCATCCCGTCAAATCGGCCCATGGCAACCACCCAGGCGAGCCTTTCATCCGCAGGCAGTGAGAAGGCGACGTCAAACGGCACCCCGTTCTTGACCAGGTAAAGGCAGTCAACCAGATCGGGGTGCCCGCTCAGTTTCCCTGCCCCGCACTCCCCAGTAGCGGCTGAGCTTCAGCGGCAAGAGCCGCCGCAACAGCAGCAATACCCGAATCGCCCAGGCGTCCAATCAGCGCTTCCAACTGTCCCTCGTTTACAGGCGCCGGAACGGGTATCGTATCGATGGCTGTCACCGAAGCAGCCAGCGTCGCCATGCCCAGATAGAGGCTGTTCTGGGAAAGCGAAGGTCCGATCGCCTTGAACAAACGCAGCCGGTCGAGCGCGCTCAACCGTCTAAGCACCAGTTCCCGCCCATCGGCGTCGCGCACAACCAGCGGTGCCATCGCTGCACTGACTATCTGCGCACTGGGTGAGGTCATCAGATGCGTTGCCTCTGCGTCGCAAAGAACTCAAGCTTCTGCTTCACGCTTGCATCGCCTTTCCAGCTGCCAGCATTAACCAGCTTGAAAACGACGCCGCTGAACTGGTACGTCGAAACGGATCCGTCCACTTCCGTTACGTACTGGTAAACCGTCCCGGCCGGCAAGGAGCCTTGGGCAAAGAACGTCTGCTCAGCCACAGCAATGAAATCATCGACTGCGCTGGTGCCCCGCTCCACCTCAAAACTGCCCTCCCAGCCTTTCGGCAGTTCGGCCCCCATGGGCACCCCGTCAAGCCGATCAAGCCGTACCGATTGTGTCATCTGGCGACTCTCGAAGCCGCTCACATAAGTCAGGTCAACGCGCCCTTGCGGCCCAATCACCACAAGCTGGCAATCGCGCCCGATCGAAAAGGAGTTGATCGGCATCGTTTGGTCTCTCCTAAACCTGAAATGGTCGCGGCAAGCAGAACGCTTTCTGGGTGGCCGTAGGTATCACCCCGCGTCCTACTGGGCAGAAGGGATTCCGCCGGGAAGGGTCTGCCTCTGCACAATAACGGTCTGGCCGCCTTCGACGTTCACGATGAACATCTCGTTTATGCTCTGGAATTGAACCTGCGCATTGCTTTGGACGAAGCCGAGATTCGTCATGCTCTGAGGATTATTGCTGGTGTCGCAGATAACCGAGAACGGCAAGGAGCCATCCATGCTCCCCAACACGCCCTGGGCATAGAGATTTTGCAAGAAACTGAGCTGGGTTGACCTGATCTGCTGAAACAGCGATGCGTTGATCACCTGCCCGACAAACTGGCCCATTCCTGCAGCCAGCGTCGCCGCAATGTAGTTCGTCAGCCGCGTATAGTTGTCCCCATGAATGGCAGGGTTAGAGGAAGTGTTATGGCCACAGCGTACACCCCAATAGGCACCTCCCGGCTGTGGATTGCTGATCACGTCCATACCGGCCTGGAACAGCACCTGCAGTTCCGCGTCGCTATATGTCGAAACCTGTCCGGTATTGGGGGCACCCGACCATTGGGTTCCCACAACACTGTACAGCGGCTTGTTCAAGCTTGATTGCTCGGGCGACAGATTTGCCAGCCGGCCCGCCACAAAACCTTGCGGCGAGACGAGCCGCGTCAACGCGTTTGCCTGATCGTACCAGTAAATCCAGTCGCCGAACATCAGCTTGGCTGAATAGGAATCCAAGCCTGCCGACTGCATCAGCGTCACGGCACCGGTAATCGTCTGCCCCTGCGGCCCGGTCAGGATCATGTAAACCCCTTCCGAGAGACCGAATGCAGCCTGGGTTGTCCACTGCGTCGAATCGTCTGAGTCCGCCAGAAGACCGATGCCGCAGCCTTGCGACCTTAACGCATACATGCCCGTCCGAGGCAGACTATCCAGTCCTACCAGGCTCGCAGCCGTCACGCCCGAAGCGCCATCCGCACCGCCCGAGAGTGACTGTGGTCCGAATGCCGTGGGCGCTCCTTGCGTCGCGGTCCCAAGTGTCGCCACAACAATCTGCGAAGGTCCTCTCAGGGCGCCGGTTCCCTGATTGACTGCAGTGACAAGATTTTGCCAGAAGGCGGCATTCGACGGTGCAGCAATATTCGTATACACTTCAGGCACCAGGCCTGGCAGGCCCACAACAAGCTGCCACGCGCCACCCGCGGTCGGCTGGGATAATGTCAGCGTAACGTCGTTGCCCAGAGAACCGGTATGGAGCGCCGTGAACATGGCGGCAAAAGTGTCGTTCGCCGCCCCTACAGCGTAGCTCGCCGCCACATCGGTTCCGTCGGTCACCCGAACGCAGCGAAAATCCGTGGCGCCCTGCTGAACCGATGTGGCCACCGATGTGCCCATATCATACTTACGAACCACGATCGGCCCGAAGTTTTGTGCGTAATCCGCCATCGTGGCAACGACAACCGGCTGATTGACCGGGCCCCAGCTCGCCGTGCCAACAACACCGATCAGGTTTGTCGGAACGCCGTTCAGCACAAGATTTTGTGGCGGCACGATTTGCACATAGAGGTCGGGCACGACCAGAGCTGTTGTATTTAGCGATCCTTGTTGCACTATTGGCATGCCTGAAAACCCCCTGATTATCGCCGCCGCGCCCGAAGGCCAGGCATGCGCTCACCAAAAATCGCCAGCCAGAAGACCAACCGATCGGTTTGCCTTAAATTGGAGCCCTGGCGCCGGCTACCGCACGGCGCCATGCGCATCCGCTACCCGTAGATCGGCGTTCCCGTCCACATCAGATCACCGAACAACATCGAGGGCGCATTCGCATCGACTGTCGTGCCGTACTCAACGTCGAATACCAGATCCCTGCGATATTGCTGCGCATCCTGATCATCATCAAAGCTTGCTGTTGATCGGTAACGAAGCCGCCCACTCGTCCCGTCGGCAAGAGTGAGAAAGGTCACCGCTGAGAAGCTGGCACCTATCGCGCTGCACAGCGTATCGCGCGTCATCGGGTCTGGGCACCAGGCCGATATCCTGAAGCCTTGCCTTTGCCGTCCCCACTCCGTTACGGAAGAACCATCGGCAACCACACGCGCAACAATTGATACCGCGCCGGGAACCGTCACCGTCGTGCCCGACAGCCAGCAGGCTCTCACACCCCTCACGATCTCGGCCAAAGCGGCTGCAACAACCGCCGGCGTGTCGCCCGCCTGGCCACGATAGACAAAAGGCTGATTGGCCACCAGCAATCCGGCAACCTGCCCAACACCGGCCGTCCCGCTAAACGTCGCCGAGATGCCATTCACCGAAACCTGCAGCGTTGGCTCGCCTGGCGTGTCGTGTGAACGCGGCGCCCACCGTGTCGTGTTGCGCGTAGCGCCCGGCACGGAAAACACGCTGATATTGGCCACTCCACCGGCAAGATCGTTCGCCAGTGGCCCCATCAACGGCCAGCCGCGATAAACCCGGACTGGATTTCCCGTTAAACTCGGCATCGTCGATCCATTGGGGAAAATCGCTTCCGTCACCGCGCCAACAAGCGCCGTCTCGACGTCTGACAGATCCGCCAAAGCCTCAAACCTTCGTTCCACAAAGATGGTTTTCTGAGCAAAGCCAATCTCGAAAGCCCGTACTCACCCAGATGCAGCCTTCTAATGGGAAAAGAAACAAAGACCTTTATTTGTTTCCCTGGCTCACCCTGGTTCGTGCGGACTCCTGGAACCATGGTTCCAGGTTCTCGTGCAAGGCATGGCTTTCGCCAGTCTAAAGAGAATTGTCGTCCTCGCGCCTGGAACGTAGATAGAGATCCCATTCGCGCTCCAGTTCGGGCTTGTTCCCAGCCCACTCAAGAACCCCGTAGCTGTTTCGCTTCAGGTCGGTGTCGGGATCAAAGCCGTGCCGAACGAACATCTGCCAGCGCCCCAGATAGCCCCGGTTCTGTTTGGCGCCATGGAAACGGTGTTCGATGATACCCGGAAGCGCGCAAATGCGCCCGTTTACATAGGCGCTCGCTCTGCTTGCCCAACGCACCAGTTGGCTCTTATAGGATTGGGCAGTACAATCAGGCCAACTTCTGTCAACCTTGCCAACAAGGGCCAATGCCATGTGATGGTCGGCGCTCCCCATTCCCGCAACCTCAAACAGGCCGCCCGTCCAATCCAGAAACTCCCGCCGGCAGGCCCAGAAATAGCCGCTATGTGGATAATCCACATATCCTCCGTCGAACTTCCAGAACTTAGGTCCGTCCGCTACCAGCGGGGCACCGTCCATGTATTGGGAGCAAAATGATCTATGCACTCCAATCAGTTCGTCATGCGGCCCCAGATCCAGCGCACATGTCCATGTCTGCAATACCCTGTAATGCTGCAAATGCTCTACTGTCTCACGTGCCCACCCGGCTTTGCGATGCCAGACATCTGCGTCTCCCCACGCAACATAGTCAGCCTCCGGGATGCGGTGGATCGCCAGGTTGAGCGCACATTCCTTGCTCCAGGCCCAACTATCGGCGCGCAGCCCGACGTGATTAACATGCGGCAGATTGCATGAAAAATCCCTCCGTCCGTACTGCACCTCTGCCACTGTCAGTTTCGCACCTGAGTCCAGAATATGTTCCACCCACTGCCGGAAATTCCTGTCGGGCGCCTCCCAGCGAAGTGGATTGAAACGGGCCGTCACGACATGAAGCTGTTCGGCGCGCACCGCGATGTCTCCCTCAGGCGCCAAGCTGGCGAACAAGCACCCGCCAGCCAAGCGAGCTTTGCTCGGCTGACCCAATCACGTAGTTCCCTCCGAGGTCGTCGGTCACCACGTCGGCCACCATCAGATCAACCGGCAACACAGGGAGCAGCAGGTTCCAGCTTCCCAGTCGCGTTTCCGCCGGCTTCAACCCGACGCTATGGCTGCCACTTTCCAACAGGCTCGCCGGCCACCCCGAGATCAACAATTCCCCCTGAGACGCAAACAGCCCGCTGTAACTCCCCTGCCGGGCCGGCAGCGGCCGCACAATCGTCACCACCCTGTTCGTCAACACGCATTGGATCGGCAAACCGGGCCATTGGCGGGCAATGAAATACGACGCTTGTGCCCCCACGAGATAATCTCCGGCCCGCGTGTAGGCCGCGTCAAAACTCCCCCACCACAGCGCCTCTCCGTAGTCAGGCCCGTGCGGCGGTCCGCCGCCTTCGGCCGAAAAAGCAGCGCAAATCTCAATAACCCTGTTCCGCGGTCGTGTCGGTTGCAAAGCCCCCTGCGGGCGAAACACCGTATAAGGCGACCCAAGCTTGCGGCCTGCAGCCCCCAACCCTTTCGCTATCAGGTCCTGAAGCTTCTGCGCGTCCATCAGACCACCCAGCCCACGCCTGCCGTCGACAGGCCATCGCCAGGCGGCACGCCAAAGAAGCTGCACAGCCGGCGGCGCCACTCATCAAGAAGCCGAAGCCTGTCGGCGATTTCCGACCGGTTGTGTTTCCAGCTCGCCGCAGCGTCCGTATCAAGATTGTCGCTTGTTGTAGGAACGGCTGCCTCCAACTGCGAAAGTGTCGTCAGAAAGTTCAGCACAACCGCAATTTCGGCAGCCGAAAGGTTATTCATCCGGTATTCGAGCAACCCGTACGCCACGTAGAACCGCCACCCGATATTCCCGGCCGGCGATGCACCATAGGCCGGATATCCGCAGAAGCGACGGATGTCAGTCTTCTGCTGATCAGTAAGCATACACCCCCCCCCGCGCGCCCCCTCCGTCTCGATCAGCCTATATGCTCGATCATCACGGCGCGCTTGAAGTTCGCATTCGTCGCCGTCGGCACGGTCAAGGCATTCGTCGTCGTATCGGAAGGCGCACAGAAGCCGCCGATCCAATACCAGGACTGCGCAATGATCTGCTGCAGCCTGTCGATCGGCTCGCGAGTCACCATGCACACGCCATCCACCAGCGAAACAATCGAGTCCTTCGGCGCGACGTCGTCAGCGGCCATGCCGGCAAAGTCGCCTTCGATCAGGGCGCCCTGTCCAACAACAATCGGCCGCCGAACCACAGCGCCCGCCACCGCGGGTGACGCTTGCACAAAGCTTTCGGTCGTCAGCACAAAGCGAAGGCCCAGGAACTCGTTCACCACACCCTGCCCAGGCTTGAAAACCTCATTTGCCGACGTCAGGCCGATGAACAGTCTTTGGAAATCAGGGTCGGCAAAAAGCTGCCTTGCGCTGATCGGATCCAGGTAGCAGTTGTAGGCCCCATCGATATCGGGCACCGCGTTCAGCCGCAGCCCAGCCACGGCATCCAGCACATTGCTCATGGCAAGCGTATCGCCCGTCTGTAGTTGCGCCGTGTTCGTTCTCCCGTTCGGCCGTAGGATCAGCGAACCTGTGGCTGCCTGAACGGAATTGCCTGCGGTCCCGTCGCTCACGGTAACATTGCCGGAGAACGTCAGCACGCCGCTAATTCCGCCCGGCGTCGTCGAGACATTGCTGGAATCTGCACTGGCACCGATCAATGTGTAGATGTCCGAGCCAACCGTCACCGCCAGCGGATTTGCACCCCCCACTGCCTGCTGAACGCCATTCAGATAGGCCGTGGTGAAGCCGCGAATGTCGTCCACCGAAACGCTCGGCCCTGCACTCGCCAATGTTGTCCGCACCCGCGTATTGCCGCTGAAATACGCGCCGAACAAGGCGTTGCGCGCCAGATCGTCCAGGCTTCGCCCGGCCTGCTCGCCGTTCACGTAGGCGTTCTGCAAAAACACGCTCGCAATGGCCACCCGGCTCGTCACCATGTTCAGGTCCATGGTCGCCGCGTAGTGATTGAGCGTCAGCGTATACTGCTCCACGCTCCAGGATCCTGGGCTCAGCCCATTGTCCAGATTGGTGTTCGTGTTTGCAAGCAGCGGTGTCGTCACTGCAGGCAGCAACCCGGCCCGGGTCTTTGTCAGCGTCTCGCCGATTCCCACAGCAAACTCTTCTCGGTCCGCGCAGGCCCTGTAGCCAAGTTTCGACCGAAGCGCCTGCTCGAATTCACGTTCGAGAAACCCCTGCTGGATGATCGGCTGCAGCGCGGCCGGAAAATTATTGATGCTCATTCATGCCCCCACAAAAAAAAGGGGGCCACGCCCCCAAAAAAG